CGCAAGGCAGAATAGTTAAAGGGGCGTAAGCCCCTTTTCTATTTTCAAACAAATCCAAAGTAAAAGGTTATTTATTTAAGATGCATATCCTTCAAGTATCAGCCTCGCCACAAGCAATAGTAATCATTCCACGCACGTTCCCTGCGAGCGTTACGATTGCGCTGATTGATGAATCAACAAACACCACCGCAACACCTGCGGTTACTGCTGCCTCTGCTAATGGTTTTATGACCCTTACAGGCACGTTTAGCCTTGTCAACAATAGATTCTATGGCTTAAAGGTATTCGCATCGGGAAATCTAATATATCGCGATAGGGTATTCGTAACTTCGCAAACAGACTACGAGAAATTTACGGTGAACCAAAACGTCTACACCGAAGAAACAAGCTACAACAATGAGTACATCATCATCTAAAGTCCACGTTGTGAACTTCAGTTCATACACCACGCCTGTCGTAAAAGAGGTGCAGGGTAAGGACTTCGTAGAATACGGAGACAACAACGACTATTTCGGGTATCTGATTGACAGGTACAACGGATCACCCACCAACAACGCTATCCTCAACTCGTTGATGGATTTGACTTTTGGCAAGGGACTGGATGCAACGGATTCTGCCAAGAAGCCGAGCGAGTACGCAGCGATGCGTGGCTTGTTCACCAAGTCTTGCTTGCAGAAGGTCGTAGCGGACTACGTCATGATGGGGCAATGCTCTTTGCAGGTCGTGTACTCGCAAGACCACAACACCATTGTAGAGGTGCAGCACATCCCAGTAGAGACGTTGAGGGCAGCCAGAGCAAACGAAGATGGCGAGATTGAGGCTTACTACTACGCAAAGGATTGGCTTGCGGTGAGCAGCAGAAAAGAGACTCCCGTGCGCATCCCTGCATTTGGCAAGAGCCGTGAGGGTTTGGAGATACTTTACATCAAGCCATACCGAGCAGGATTCTACTACTACTCCCCCGTTGACTATCAAGGTGGCTTACCCTATGCAGAACTAGAGGAGGAGATTGCCAACTACCACATCAACAACATTCAGAACGGCCTTGCGCCTTCCATGTTGATTAACTTCAACAACGGAGTCCCAAGTGAGGAGGAGCGCAGGAGCATAGAGCAGCAGATTGCTACGAAGTTTAGCGGTAGTTCAAACTCTGGTAAGTTTATTCTTGCGTTCAACGACAACAAAGACCTTGCTGCTACGGTTGACCCCGTGCAGTTGTCGGATGCTGCCGAGCAGTATCAGTTCTTGAGTGCTGAATCAACGCAGAAGATATTGGTATCGCATCGTATTGTAAGCCCTTTGCTTTTAGGTATTAAAGACAATACAGGTTTTGGTAATAATGCCGATGAACTAATGACCGCATCGGTGCTGCTTGACAATATAGTTATCAGACCCAAGCAACAGATTATCATTGACGGCATAGACCAAATCTTGTCATACAATGACATCAGCCTCAACTTGTACTTCAAGACCCTTCAGCCTTTAGAGTTCACCGAAACGGAGGTACAAGATGCAGAGGTTGTAGAAGAAGCAACAGGCGTTAAAACAGAAGACATTGAAACCGTGCAAGTGAGTGAAGCCAACGAGGACTTAATCAAGAAGGATGCATCGTACAACGGAGCGCAGATTGCAAGCTCTTTGCAGATTATGCAGAGCGTAAAGGATGGCGTTCTAACGATTGACCAAGCCATCACGTTCTTGGTACAGATGCTTCAGTTCGACCCCGATGTAGCAAGGGGATTATTTTCTGGCAATGCTGCAAATATCATCTCACAGATGAAGGCGCAAAAGAAGGTCAAACTCGCAAAGAAAGATGACCGCCCATTCTTGCGTGATGAGCTTGCGGCAGAGTTGCTGCTGAACATTGAGAGTCTTGGCGAAAGCGAGGAGGAGCTGATGCAGGACTTTGACCTAATCACGGCAGAGCTTGTTGAAGATGAGGGAGCAGAATACGATGTAGAGGCATATCTCAATTCACGCACCGACCTTGCAGCGCAGCAGGCAAGTGAGCAAGATACGGAGCGTTACAAGGTGCGATACTTCTATGCGGTAGGAACTAAAAAAGACCCAGAGGGCGAAAGCCGTTTGCTATGCCGCACCTTACTTTCTGCTAAAAGAGTTTATCGGATGGAGGATGTGGAAGCATTAAGTTCAAAAGGAGGAGCAGAGGCACAAGGTGAGCCGTATAGCGTATGGCTTTTCAAAGGCGGTGCAAATTGTCATCATCGTTGGGAGCGTAGAATCTACCGCAAGAAGCTAACTAAAGAGGGCAACATCTACGGAGGAGGCTCTTTGAACGGCACGGATATTATCAACGTGAACCAAGCCATTCGTATGGGCTTCCGACCTATGCAGAATGACCCCCTCGTTGCTATCGCCCCTATTGAAACACCAACAAGAGGATATAAAAATTAAGATATGGCAACGGCATTATTCATCAAAAGAGAGGACTTGGTTCGCAATACCGCAATAGGCGGTAACGTGGACACGGACAAGTTCATCCAGTTCATCAAGATTGCGCAGGAGATACACCTGCAAAACTATACGGGAACGAAATTGTACGACAAGATCAGCAATGACATCATCGCCAATACTCTTGCCAACCCGTACTTGGCGTTGGTCAACGACTACCTTCAGCCGATGTTGATTCACTACGCGATGGTGGAGTACTTGCCTTTTGCTGCTTATACCATCGGCAATGGTGGGGTGTTCAAGCACAACTCCGAGAATAGCACTACCGCAGAAAAGATTGAGGTTGACTATTTGGTCGGCAAGGCTCGCGACTTGGCGCAGTATTATACGGATAGGTTCATCACTTATATGAGCTACAACCAAGCCTCATTCCCCGAATACAACGCCAACAACAACGCTGACGTTTACCCCGATACTGACTCTAACTTCAGCTCTTGGGTTTTATGAGTGGCAAGAAACAGACCTACACTCCGAAGCGTAGCAACATTGTGAAGTTAAAGAGTTATTTAGACAATGGGAGTTCAAGGCGATTGGGGACAAGGAGCAGCAAACAATGACATCTATTGGGGTCAAGCAGCAGCAACGAATAGTATCTCTTGGGGTATGGTTCAGCCATTGTCTTATGGTCATCCTACTACTAACCTTTACGGCAACAACGAGCAAGGTGCTTGGCAGTTGATAGAAGAAATTTGGAATACTTGGTCAACAACTTGGAATAATTAGAAATGGGAACAACATTGACGGGGACAACCCCACAGGACACATACGATAGCCTAATTAAGGTTACTGACAACGGGCCGATTAGCGGTACGGCTAAATTCTTATCTGATGGATTGGGTAATGATTCGGCTCTTGCTTTGTCAACTACTGCAGTGGGTATTGGCACGGATGCGCCTGTTTCAAAGGCTAACATATTAGCAACTAAAACAACGGCCTTAACTACGGCTGCTGACTTTTTAACTTTAGGTCTAACTATTGATGATAGTACGGCTTTTAATAATGTTGGTGTTGGCGGAGGCATTGTATTTAGAGGCAAGAGAAATAGTGGAGGAGTTCAAACTATTTACTCAGCGATTGATTCTTCAAAAGAAGATGCCGCAGCCGATGACTTTCGTGGTGCTTTAAGGTTTTACACTAACCAAAACACAACGGGCGTTCCGCTTGAACGTATGCGCATCACCTCCGCAGGCAACGTAGGCATCGCTAAAACAAGTCCGTCAAATGCGTTGCATATTGCAAAGGCTGCATCTTCTGTTCTTTTAGATGGATTAAAAGTAGAAAGAGACCCAAGTACAACAACTTCAGCCATTTTCAATGCTTTTGGTGGTGCTGCAAACATTGTTTCTAATTCGGGTGTAACGTCTTCGTTTACTGCACCAATAGTATTCGCATTAAGCGACAATACCACTACGACTGAAATTGCTCGCATTACTTCAAACGGCCTAACCTTTAACGGGGACACCGCAGCCGCCAACGCCCTTGATGACTACGAAGAAGGTACTTGGACTATAACTATAACGTTTGATGGTTCGTCTACGGGAATGACTTACGTGACTAATACGGGAACCTATACCAAGATAGGAAGGCAAGTAACGGTGAATGGTCTTGTACAATTATCAAACAAAGGAAGTTCTACGGGAACTGCAAGAATTGCGGGTTTACCTTTTACCATCCCTAATGTTTCTGCAAATTACAGCACTGCTACTTTATGGTTTTTCAATATAGATTTTGCAAATCAATTTCAATCAGTAGCCGATGTAAATGGAACGACCATATCATTATTTGAATCAACTGAAAGTGGCACTATAACTGCGTTAAATGACACTGACTTTGCAAACAATAGTGAAATAATTGTTTCTCTTACCTACTTCGTATAACAACTAAAACTAAACAAAATGATTGAAGAAGTAATCTACATCAGCGAATTCAACGTCAAACTTGACGGAACTATCGCAGTCCGCAAAACCACAGACGTTACCAAAGACGGAGCAGTAATCGCTTCATCTTATTGGCGCGTGGTGCTTGCAGTTAACGACCCTGCTGCCGATGAGGTATTGGGAGTTGATGGCTACTACCGCACCCTTGCCAACGATGCTTGGGCAATGATTCCAACGCCCGTAGTGGTTGAGGAAGCAGCAGCCGAGTAAATGGAACACCTACTACAAAGGCTTGATGCACTAAAGCAGCAAGAGGCGAATCTACTAATGCAACTTGATGAAGTCCGTGTACTGATTCAAGCCTACGAGAACACCCTAAACAAAGATGACAAAGGAGTCGGCTGATAGCGTAATCACGTCTTGGTCTTTAACGGGCACAGGGCTGCTTGTAAGCTACGTTCACCAAGTCTTTGGGCTTATGGTATTAGTTGCCTCTTTGGGATACACCCTATGGAAGTGGCGAAGGGACTACCTGAAGGACAAAGGTGCTAATTGAGCGCATCTTCGGTAACCCGAAGACTACTCTACTTGGGCTGATAATCATCGGCCTTTGTTTTGTTTTGGTGTTTTATGAGAAAGCAACGCTCACGGAGTTGAGTGCATTTATGATGGGTGCGTTTGCCCTTATGTTTTTGAAAGACCCTAAAGATGGCGAAGCAACAGGCGGTAAGCCAAAGAATCAGTAAGAGCAAGAAGCGAGGCAAGCACTCCAAGAGTGCAAGCAGCAATAAGGCGAGTAAGAACTACTCCAAGCCTTACAAGTCACAGGGTCGCTCGTAACAAATCTGCTATGTTTTTTGTCACAGTTCGGAGATTGTCCGAGTTATACTTCGCCAAATGGCAGACCCTTTAATGTGCATTAAGGCGCACTTTACCTGTTAATGTACGTTTTAATGTACATTATGACTACAAATTGTGCAATTAAAGGCACATTAAGCATTATGCAAAAAGTGCAAAGTGTAAACTCAAATGCGCATAATGTGTAAAATGTCCAACTTTTGATATTGAAAACGTGACCAAGAACTTTACCCTCGCAGAACTGACCGCTACAAAAACAGGGCTTCCTAACGCTTTACCCAAGCATTTAGAACCCAACCTCCGTGCGCTTGCAGAAAACGTCTTACAACCCACGAGAGATGCATTAGGTGCGGTGAAAGTAACGAGTGCATACCGCAGCCCTGCGGTGAATAGCAAAGTCGGGGGAGCAAAGACCTCGCAGCACGTGCAGGCTCAAGCAGCCGACCTAAAGTTTGATGGTGGCAACGAGGTGTTGTTCCATTGGATTAAGGACAATTTAGACTTTGACCAACTCATTTGGGAATTTGGCTCTGATACTGCGCCATCATGGGTTCACGTTAGTTACTCAAGTAGCAAGAACCGAAAACAAATCCTAAAAGCAGTAAAGCACAATGGCAAAACTAAATACCTCCTCTTTTGATGAATGGCTTGACAAACTTGAGGATGCCCCTCAACCGACTTGCAATGTGGACAATCCTGCTGACTGCGACTCTTGCGGTAGTTAGCAGTTGCGCTACTGTGAAACCAGTCCTGCAGAGTGTAGTTGTTCGGGATACGGTAATTGTCACCAAGACAAAGTACCTAACCGACACTCTGGAACTCTACAAGGACACGACCATCTACCAAGACAAGGTAAGGTTGCAGCTCCAGTACATAGACCGAAAGGTGTACGTTGAGGCAACCTGCTTGCCAGACACGATCAGAGTTACACAAACCAAGATTCTCACAAAGGAGAAGAAGCAGAGGGGATGGACTCTTGAGGGAGCAGCAGTTTTGCTTATGCTTATTTTGGTGGGTGGCTACATCGTGAAGCGTTGGGTAGATAAACTAACCGAGTAATTATACCCTTTAAGATACATTAGAGGCGTTTTAAGCGACTTTATATGCGAAAGGGTATAGTTCTATACCTTGAGGTATTTGGATGCGTTACAACGCAACTTCTTTCTTTTTCTTTATTAAGTTTCTTTTTCTTTAAGTTGTTTGGTAAAGTTAAGAGTTGACTAACTACTAACTAATATCAACTTGAAAGTTGATTAAGTTAAGTAACTAATCAAGTTAACTTGTAAAAAAAACAAAATAAAATTGACATACGCAAGTCCTTATGCTAATATGTAATTATTCTAAATAATGAATGACCACATCTACATTTATTGGGATGATGTACCTTTGAACAATGACACCAAAGTACTACATCGGCAAGACGTTGAAGATAGAGGCGAAGGATGTTGTGATGGACTTCCAACCTGATAATTACAATCTAGGAACTGCCCTCACCTACTTGATGAGAGCAGGCAAGAAACCTCACAACCCTATCTGCGATGACATCCGCAAGGCCATCGCTCACCTACAATTTGAACTTGAACGCCAAGATGAGCAGCAAACCATTAGCGCAACAAGCGAAGGAAGCCAAACAACAACAGGAAAATATGCAGTACTATACTAACCCTGCCAAACGCAGGAAGATTGACTTTATCCTTGAGGAGTGCGCTACGCTCATGTCTAACTGCGAGTCCAGTTACAACGCTCGCCAACAGGCGAAATACAAAGAACAAGAGCTACTGGGTGAGATTGCCAAGATAGACCTGCACTTCGCCATACAATGCGGCTATCTGATACCCGACAACTGAAAACGTATAAGGTCGTAGTCGGCAAAGTGCCAAGCCTAAACGCCTTCTACGCATCCAAGCATTGGACAGTCCGTGCAAAGGCAAAGACCAAACATTGCAATGAGGTGATGCTGCAACTAGCAGAGTATGATCTTGAGCAGATAACCGATGTACAAATACTTTGCAAGGTCAACTACCGATACGATATTGATAATGCGATAATGGCGGTGAAGTTTGCTCTGGATGCATTCAAGACTTGGGGTGGCGTAAAGGATGACTCACGAACCTATGTCCAGTCGCTGAAGATGGTTCATGACAAATCAATTCCCAAAGACACGGCAGAAATTATTTTTAGTGGCGTGTTGGTCAATTCATAATTAGTTGTATATTTGGGTATAATTAAAAACCAATCATTATGCAACATTTATCTACTGAACGCCTACTTGAGTTTTACAACACATGGTCTGCGAAACTTGAAACTGCTACTACCCGAACGGACAAGAAGAACGCTCTTGGTATGAAAGAAATGTTTAGGCAAACGCTTTCTAATCGTAACATCAATCTGTAAAACCAATCAAGTTATGACTTTATCTTTTAGTTCAGACGTTTACACCGAGATGGTGCAAGTGCAACAAGCACAAATCCAAGCACTTCAAAACAGGATACAAGAGCTTCAAGCTCGTATTGATGTTCTGGAGCAGCAATCAATTCTATTTATCTAAAACCAATCTATTATGTCAAAAATTATTTCAATCACCCCGACAGGCCAATGGCAAGATTTATTCAAGCTTGAGGTTCGCTTCGACAACGGAGACTTCGGTACTGCCTTTGCCAAATCACAGACCCCACCCTATGCCGTAGGCGAAGACGTGGAGTACACCAAGAACGAAAAGGGTACGGTGAAAATCCAACGTGCCAATGCTTTTGGTGGTGGTGGCTACACCCAGTCCGCACCATCTAGTCCTTCATTCGCTGCCAAGACAGATGACCGTTCCGCTTCTATCATTCGCCAAGTGGCGTTGAAGTCAGCAGTTGAGTACGCTTGCGCTGCACAACATGATGTCAACACCATCCTTGCCAACGCAGAGACCTTTAACGCTTGGATGACAGGTGCAAGTTCAGCTCCTGCATCACACACCGAGCATTTCGCAAATCGCAACGACCCTTTCTGATTGGTTTTATATTAGGTCGTTGTGTGAAGCCCCTCTACGGAGGGGTTTTTTTATGTCAATTATTTTCCTATATTTGTGAACCAATCAGAATCAATGATACATCCAGACCTACTATCTAACGAATCTTCGTTACCATACCTTCAGAGAGCCTTAAAGGGCAAGTACTACGACACTGGCAAGCTCGGTGTTTATGAAGTAGATCAGTACCTACGACTTAAAGATGGGGAGTTTGTCGTAGTGGTCGGCCACGCTAACGTGGGCAAGACCCACACGCTGCTTTACCTTATGCTTTTGCAGTCGTATAACTTCGGCAAGAAGTGGCTGATATACTCCGCAGAGAACGAAGTGCCAAGCCTCAAGCGAAAGTTAATTGAGTTCCTAGTTTGCAAACCGATTCAAGGGATTGATGAGGGGATGATGTACCGAAAGTTGGACTTCATCAACGAGTACTTCCAATTTATTGACGGCAACAGGCTATTTACCGCCTTTGAACTACTTGAGGTTATGAGCAGCATTAAGAACGAATGGAACTACACAGGTGCTTTGATAGACCCCTACAACTCTCTATCAACAGACCAAAAGAAATTAGGTAAGACAGGGATGCACGAATATCACTACGAGGTAGCCTCTGCCCTTCGTGTGTTTGCCCATCAGAACAACGTCACCACAATCGTAAACGCTCACCCAGTAACGGAGGCAATGCGTAAGGTGTTCTACAAAGGCCACAAATACGAGGGGATGGCGATGCCTCCCAACACATCAGACATTGAAGGCGGTGGTAAGTGGGGTAACAGATCAGACTGTGTAATTGTAATCCACCGCTTTGCGGCTCACGAAACCGATTGGATATACACCCACATCCATGTTCGGAAGGTAAAGGAGATGGAGTCGGGAGGGCGCATCACGCCCCTTGAAACTCCGCTTGTTTTGCAGAGCGTGTTGGGTAATGTTGGCTTTGTGATAAACGGGCGTAACTTGCTGCCAATAAAATTAGATGAAACACCTGCAAGCGATGTACCCTTCTGACGATAGCCACGACCTCTACATTCGCGAAAAGCAGCTTATGCTTGCGGGTACTGCGATGTGGTTAGCAAAGCAAGCAGCAGACAAAGCAAACGGCAGAGAAGTTCAAGATGACCTCCTGCACCACGTTATGTCTTGCCACTACGCAGACCTACTCTTGCAGCAGTTCATTGACTACCGCCAGTTCACCGAAGGCAAGATGAATGAGATGTACTTGGCTAACTCAAAGCTGCGAGTTGATAGCGAGCAAATGATTTATGAGATACAACGCCTGCAAGGGATTATTGAGGACTCGCTATGAAGCAAATCCTCTCACCCTTTCAGAAGTACGAATGCTTTGCAGTAGATGGGGTGGACTACCTAGTGGTTGACTACACTATCGTACAAGACAAAGATGACAATTTAGTGGAATGGGCGAGTGAGATGAAGTTCAAAAGACTAAAAGATCACAAGCACTTCACTATGCCGATAACCAAAGTAATAACCAATCATAAAGAGGGCAGAGCAAGACTCTGTAAATGCAAATGAGACCATTTGAACTACGTCAACTAAAAGTATCTAAAGAGCAATACTTTGCACGTCTTGGGTTTCAAGACAATGGAAGCCGTGCGCATAAAGAAAGCACCGCAAGAGCAGCATTCGTATCAGCATTCCGCAACCACGCAACCCTGCACGAACTCGGTGAGGCCATAGACAAAGACCATAGCTCGGTGGCGTATGCCGTAAGGATGCACAAAGACCGCCTTATCTACGGGGACTATCAGCACTACTACAAGGTAGCCTGCTGCGTTCTTGAAGAAAACCCGATGGCCTGTATTGACAAGCCCGACTTTGAGGCGATGGAGCAGGAATTAAATAAACTCAATGAAGTCGTTGCGGAGTTATCTAAATACAAGGAATTGTATTTAACTCTTAAACGCACATTTGATGAATTTTAACGTAGGACTTTACCCAATCTATGGGCTTATCGTAGGGGCTAACTGGTCAAAGACCGACTACCTTGAAGAAGATATTGTGATGCACACGGTGCAATTTGCTCTGTTTGTTGTAATTGTAGAAATCACTTGGGACTCCTCGCAGTATTAGCAAAGCGGCAGACCGATTGGATTCGGATGTGCAAGAGTTTCGGAGCGAGTGATGACCTTGCCCAAGAGCTTACGCAGGAGATGTACGTCAGATTGTACAAATACGTTGATGACGCAGAGAAAATAATGTACAACGAAACGGAGGTCAACACCTTCTTCGTGTACGTTACTCTGCGAAATATGTACGCCACGTTGATGCGTCAAAGGGCAAGGTTTGAGTTTGTAGATGTGGACATCCTTGAGGAGTTTATCTACGAGGAGGCCAACGAAGATGCGGAGGTACAACTCATCCAACTCTACGACAGGGTGTGGTCAACCCAAACTGACTGGCATTGGTACGACAAAAAGATATTTGCACTTTACCACAACACCGATATGAGCATCCGTACTTTAGCGGATGAAACCAAGATTTCAGCACGTTCCATATTCAACACACTAAAAAATGCAAGAGAGCGAATCCAAGAAGACTGCCAAGACACCTACGAAGCGTACAAAGAAGCCAAGCGGCTTGGGTGATACCATCGAGACTATCACAACTGCCACAGGCATCAAGGCTGCGGTGGATTGGTTCAGCGAAGCCACAGGCGTGGACTGCGGTTGCGATGCCCGTAAGGAGAAACTAAACAAGCTATTTAGATACAGGAAGCCAGAGTGCTTGACCAAAGAAGAATACGAGTTTGTCGGCAAGATGCGAGGTAGGAACACCGTCACCGCTATTGAGCAAACGGAAGTAAATAAAATCTACAACCGAGTATTCAAAGACTCCGTGAAGCCAACTAACTGCGGCTCATGCCTTCGTGGTAGGTTGCAGGAACTAGAGACACTATACAACGCTTATGTCAGTTAGTAACGAGCGCAGGCAATACTCCAACCAAGTTGGGGATATTACTGCAAAGCGGTTTGTAGAGGCTTGCGAGGCCATCGGCTACTCTTGTGAGAAGTCAGACCGCAACACGGACATCTACGATCACATTGACTACTTCGTTACACGGCTAAATGGAACAACATCCGTAGATGTAAAAGGAGGCAACCACCCTAACACCATCTGGGTTGAGTTCAAGAACGTAAAAGGTGACAATGGATGGATGTACGGCAAAGCCGAGTACATCGCATTTGATATGCCAGAGCTTGGTGGTTTTGTCATGGTGAGAACGCAGGAACTTGCAAGACTATGCGAGGAGATTGTAGAGCCTGTGTTTGTCACAAAGCAAGATGCTACAAGAAAATACTACCAAAGAGAAGGCAGAGAGGATGTGATAAGCAGACTTGAGTTGCCAGACATTCAAAGATTAGTTTCATTCAAAGTTTTAACCTATGCCAATCCCTCAACCCAAAAGTGGTGAAAAGCAATCCGAATACATCCAACGCTGCTTGGAGGCCATCGGAAGCGAGTACCCAAATAAAGACCAAGCAATAGCAGTTTGCTACACACAATTCAGAGAGGGCAAGTAGTCCTCTTTTTTTTATTTATTTTTTCTTTGAGTGTTGGTAATTCAAAAAGTTTTGTATATTTGACAAACATTTAATACCAATCAGAATGAAACTACTACTTAAAAACACGGCATACTTCTGCGCTCTTGCGCTGACGTTTTGGGCATACCTATGGACTCTTGAACTTCTTGGGATATGATATTTACATACAACGACCTAAAGTTCTGGCTAGAAGATGCCGACCTACTACCGCAGTCTTATTGGGATGCCCTTGAGGATTACGACCCAGACAACAAGAACTCCGATGAGATTCTTGCCAAGTGGCTTGGCTTTGCCCACGTTGCTGACTTCTACGAGTACGAGATGCAAATCACATACATAGAGGAGTCTTACAACGAGGATGGATATACCAATACCACCGCATACCCTACCACATCCATTTACAGGGATATACCAAACCTTGCCGATGACATCTACATCAAGTGGATGAATTGGGCAACTCAAGTAGCATCCGAAGAATAATTAAAACCAATCAAATGAAATACGAAACCATCTCCCAACTGCTCCGACAACTGAAGTCGGCAGACATATCCGAATCAATCCTCAAAGACATAGAGACCATTGAGCAGCTACACTTGCGCTTTGCCTACCACGATGCCTTGCTTCGTGTGCCTTTTGAGCAATGGTATGAAGCAACATTCAAAACAGAAACAAAATGAAAATTATAGAACTTTTAGATGGCAGCACTTGGGATATGGAGACAGTCCTTGAGAAGATGCACGATGATGACTTTTACTACGGGGTACTCGGCAAGAACGCCCTGTCCTCCTCTGCTTGTAAGCTGCTGCTGACATCACCCAAGACGTACCACTACGTTACAAAATATGGCAGCGAGGACTCCGATGCGTTTGCGGTAGGCAGGCTCGTTCACCTTATGACTTTAGAGCCGCACAAAGTAGCGGACTACGAGGTCATTGAAGTACAGAGTAAGAACGCAAAGGCTTGGCAGGATGCAAAGGGCAAGCGCAACCTATGCACCCGCAAAGAGTACAACGAGGCGCAACGCATCTCTGATGCGCTCCTGCGCAACGAGAACGTGCTTGGGCTTATCACAGGCTGCGAGTTTGAAGTACCCAAGATTGGTATGATTGGCGGCCTGCCCTTTAGGGCGAAGGCTGACATCTACGCTGATGGATTCTTGGCTGATTTGAAAACAACAACCGACCTACGAGCATTCCCTTACTCTGCAAAGAAATACGGATACGATGTGCAGGCATTTATCTACACCCGACTCTTTGGAGTGCCGATTGATAAGTTTTTTTTCATCGCTATTGACAAGGCAAGCCTTGACATAGGCATCTACTCGGTGAGTCCCGAGTTTGTGGCAGAGGGAGAGCGTAAGACTTTGGAGGCAATAGAATTGTACAAGCAGTTCTTTATCTTGGGTGAGGACTTGGATTCGTACACAATAGTAGGCACGTTATGACCGACATCACCAAATGCACAGGCGAGGGCTGCGCCCTTAAAGAAACCTGCTACCGCTTCACCGCCCCTACGGGAATGTATCAGTCGTTCTTCTTTGGCGTACCAATCAAGAACGGGCAATGCGAATACTATTGGGGTGAAGCCTCACAATCAACATACGACCAACTAAAAGAAATCTTTAAAACCACCGAGAAGCCTGATGCGGTTAAATGAGGGCAAACAAAACCAATTAAATTTTAGAGAGATGAAAAAAGGAACATTAGTTTGGGTGCTTGCTGAAGTAAGCGAGTACCAAGAGACCAACACTGATGAGGATACTATCATTGTAGAGCCTCAAGGAAGGAAGGCATTGCCTTACTACGCTCCTGCTGAGGTGGTCATAAGGCTCACGGATGATGAGATTTGCGACTTAGAGATGAAAGAAATTATTTAACACCAACAAGAAATGAAAACACAAACACATCAAGAGTTGATATCTATTGCAGATAAACTCTACCGAGAGCAAAACCCAACGGGAACTATGTGTACACCCAATAGTGTATATATAACAGTGCTTGAAAATTGGTACCCTAAATATGTAGAATCTAAAAGCGAATTAGATTTCTATGACTACTGCTATAAAACCTACGAGAAATGAAACAAGAAGAACCAAGCAACGATATGTGCGAATGCAAAGTCCCACAACCACAAATCAAAGTCAGTGAAAATGGAACATATGCTTACTGCGCAAAATGTATAAGAGCAATTAACGTCAACGAAAAATGAGAGAAGTATTAGAGCGTTTGTATGTGATACAAAAGAAGACGCACGTAAATGAGTACGGAACATACACACTTAGGCGACTCAATCCATATCACCCATTAACATACATCGTTATTCCAATGTACTATGCTTTGGCTATTGCTATGTATGGTTTCGTTGGCTATAAGCAAGAGATGGATTCTGACTTTTTTAGATGGCAATAATCTTTAACACCAATTATAAATGAAACAAACAGCAGTAGATTGGTTGGCTAATGAAATGCCAGTAATAGATTGGAAAGTCCCTTATTGGAAAATTAAATTAGAAAAAGCCAAAGAAATGGAGAAGGAGCAGATTAAAGATGCTTTTATAGTTCGTTACACTGGAACTGATGAGGAATACTACAACGAAACATATAACACCACCGAGAGATGAAAGCCATATGTGTTTTACGAGTACCATCCAATCTATTAGAGCATATAGACCAGATTGGACATAGTTTGGAAAATAGAATAGGAGTAGATTACCACGTGATTACTGTACTTGATAACTCAATAAGTGAATTTCAGTTTGAAGTTTACAATGCTCTTAATTTACCAGAAGTAGATATAAAACAACTGAAAAACGAATTGTTAGTTTTTAACACCAACGAGAAATGAGCGGACTTATATTGTGGGTTTTGTTACTTCCTATTTACATTATGCTTATAGGAATATATAACGAGATTCGCAAACGAAACAACAACCTTTAAAACAAACGAGTAATGCAAGACCAATTTATGAGGATTGCTATGGCGCAGCTCCGTAGCACCTACCCCTTCAAGCCCCAACGCAGAGCAGTAGCTGCTCGGATGTGGGTGAAGTATTTAGACCGCAAAGCGATGGCGCAATGGTTCAAAGACCAAGAGGCTAATTTATGATTAGACCCTTTGTGCTTGCCTTCCACAAGCAGAACTCGGGTGTATCACACCACAGGACATTTGCACCCTTGATATGCCACAAGGATGTAGATGTCTTTTTTATTGAGAAGATTACCGACATT